GCATAATAAATACTAGCTCCATATAAATTTGTAATACCTAATATATCTGGGAATACAGGTGTAGCTGTTTTAGTATACTCTGTTGCGTATGGAGCATTAAATACCCCTTGATCTTGATAAGTAGTTCTAGCTAATGATGAAGTGGTCCAAACATTTTCTGAGTAATTATAAGTTACACATCTATCAATTTGAGTAGATCCATCTTTTGGATAGAACCAGTTTATTTCTGTATATAAAGAATTAGGTGAAGAATAAACAATATCATTTGAAGATAAATTAATTCCTAAATTATCTCCATCTGTGCTAAATACAAAATCTTCTACAAGTGATGGTAATGATTTAACCGTACCATCGTATACAAAAAACCCACCCTCTGCTGACATCCACCATACAGCACCATTTGCATAAGACATTGCGTGTTGACCTACACATCCACAATTAGTACCAACTTGCCTGACAGAAAAAATAAAAGGTGGCCCTACAAATTGAATTACATAAGCTGCAAGATCAGTTGTTACAAAAATATAATCTTTACCTTGTATAGCACCTCTAATCTCATTACCAGTATCTAATCTAAAAGTACCTGCTGTGTTAGTCGCGGTCGGTGCATAAGTGTTTAAATCTTCTTGGTTAGAAAATCTAACAAACATAGGATCTTGTGTTGCTGTATCACCAATAGTTGTTTCTGTCCCTAAATGAAATAAATGTCGATCTCTGTCTGATACAACCGAAATTCTTGTGGCTGTAGGATTGTTCGTAGTATTAAAATTAGTTGTTGATTGTGAAGCTCTAAGTGTTCTAGCACTTGTTGCACCTGCATCCCATGTAAAAGTTTTACCATTAAAAATAGTTGCAACCAATACTTCACCAAAATTATCAAGACTCCAGTTTCCTGCATCCAGAGTCACAGAACTTGTATCTCTTTCTGTTCCCCACGTAGAAGTATTCCATGTAGAAGTACCCCATCCATAACCAAAAGTTTGTGATACAGGTCCTACTTCAACATAAGGATTAACTGTAGCTGCCCCTGCTGCAGTCATACCCGAACCACCCTCAGCTCTAGAAGCTTGAATAGTAAAACTATTTGTGGCCACTGTTAAAATCTCATAAGCTTGTTGTAATTCTGCAGGTGTATAGTCTGAAGCACCTGTTACAGTTACTGAAGATAAAGTTATATATCTTCCTACTTCTAAGTTATGTGAAGTTTTATTAACAGTTACAGTGGCAGAGCCATTAACAGTTGTTAAAGTACAGCCGGTAATAGCTGTGTCTAAAGGAGTAATGTCAAAAAATTGATCTCCATAATATAGAAATAAACCTTGAGAAGTACCTATAGCTACGTATCTCTCTCCAACAAAAGAAGTAAAAGAGTGTTGTTTTCTAGCTACTCCAGGCAATGTGTTGTTAGTGCTTTGTGACCAACCACCTATTTTTTCAGGTAGTCCATATCTAAATCTTACAAAATCTCCATCAGTCCATTGACCTTCGGCACCAGATTCCGTATCTTGTTTGTTAAACCCAGGTTTAAAATTTAATTTTTGTAGCATGATACCTCATTATATAGGCTTTTTATTTTTTTGACAGCAATATATTCCACTCTAGTTTATCTAGCAAATCCTGTAAATAGACTTTTTTTAGTTTTTTTTCTTTTAAATAAAGGTGAAGTTCTTTTACATCAATTATAATCCAATACTTTTGATCTTCAAATACCATTTTATCAGCGTTGCTTAAGATATTTCCTTTTTTAGCTTTTTCATTGTTGGGCATATTGATCATACCCCCTACGTCAAATTTAAAAGTTTGATTTGATTTATTTTTTAATCTTCCTTCAACATGCCATGATGTTGGTTTACTGGGGTAAGTAATATCTTCTAAACATTCCTTAGAAAACTTTTCAACTTTATTTAAAGACATACCATCCAGTGATAATATATTTGTCTTCTTTCACTGCTTTTATACCTCTATGTGTAAAGGTCCATTCACTTGGCCATATAACTGTTAAACCTTTTTCAGGCTTTACTTTTAATTTTTGATAATACCACTCTGTCTCCCCACCTTTTTTAACATCATTTAAATATGTCATAAAAACTAAATGCCTATCACTTACTTTTAAAGCTGCTTTCTCACAATGCCAACCAAAATAAGCTTGTGATGGTTTATATTTCTGAATATTAAAAAGAGGACTTAATCCAAAAAATCCATATTTATCACAAAACTTGTATTTCTTTTTATACATTTCAAGGCATTTATTTAATTCTTTAAAGTAAGAGTTTAAAATTTTATATTGCGCAACATCATTTATACCTAAACTAAGATCTGTACTATCTTTCTTTGTTTTATCTATTATTTGATCACCTTGAACTCCTATTATTTTATTATTAGATTCATCAAAAAAATTTATTAAATCATCACAAATAGAAGTTTTAGATATATAATAACCTTCAATAAAATTATTATTTTTATTTAACTTGTGTTGTTTCATCGTTTAAAAAAAACAGGCACACCTAGCATGGGTCTTCTATCTAAATAATTTTCTTTAGCTATTTTAGAATTTGCTTTATTATAATGTAGAAATACTTGACCACAGTTCTTACCTTTAAATTCTTCACGCCAATGTTCTAAGTCACAACCTGAATAGATTAACATGTCTCCAGGTTTTAAATCAATTTTAATACCAGCTCTTTTAGTATTTCCAGTTGGATCAAGATATATTGGCCAAGACTCACCGCCTAGATTTAATGTAGTAGATATTTCGCATGAATATCTATCTTTATGTCTAGCTAAAATATCTCCATGTTTATAAATTCTTGCATAAGAATAAGTTTCGGATAATTTTATACCAGTATGTTTTTCCATAATAGGCTTTACTTCTTCTAATAAAGTTTCCATTGCAATGTCACCATAATGAGAATAAGTATTTGGTACTTGTTCATCATGCCATATTCCAAAATATTCTGTAAAAGGTGAAATATATTTTTTATCAAATAAAAATTTTGCAACCTTTCTTTTATTTAAAAAATATTTATATATAAAATCTGCTAACTCAACAGATATTACTTTTTTTATTACTGTATATTTATTTTGTTTAAATGACATTTGTCTCCTTTATTTAAATGGATACCCTAAATTCCAGATAACCAAACTATTTCTTTCACCACTTTTTACAGGACATACCCTGTGCCATACAAAAGAAGGAAATACAACTAATGATCCTTTAGGTAGTATCTCTTTGCATTTACGTATATTAGGTTTTTTATTAGGCATATTGTTTCTAAAATCAAACTCTAATTCTCCACCCTTATAATCTTTTGGATCAGATAAAGATACTGTTACTGATAGTTTTCTAATTTTACCATGAGAAGGAGTATTAGGTGCATCATAAGGTTTATCCCAACTATCACAATGCCAATCATAATACTGACCTTTTTTATATTTTGTAAATTGACATTCTTCAGAAAAATCCCAATCAAAATTCCAACCGGAATCTCTATTTGCAGCATTTATATAAGGTTGAATTTCTCTATAGATCCAATTATCATTCATCCAAACAACATTTGAATTTCTTGTTTTTTTTAAATCTTTCATTTGTTTTTTAGTTAATTTTGTATCACTGCTATAGTTACCTGTAATTGCTAGCGTATCTTTAATTTGATGACCATAGCGAACAATGTCATCACAAATACGTTCTGGAATTGCTGACTTAAAATAATGATAATAATTAAATAACTGCATATAACTTTCGATTTGCAGAATACTTTACATTAAATTAAAAGTAAATAGATTTTATTAGGACACCCAGGTTGTTCCGTTCCATTTATAAATGGTAGGATTTTCTGAATTATCATTTGATTTAGTAGTTTCCCAACCTGTACTGTTATCAGCTTGATAAGCAGTTTCATTCCAATATATAAAATATGTAATGTCACCTTCTTCTGTAACTGTTGGATAAGCTATTGGTGCTTGCCAATCATTGTTGCCATCTAAGGACCATGATGAAAAAGGTTGAGGTTTAATAAATACATCTTGTGTCGGATTATAAGTAAAACCCTTAGAAGCGTATTGTTTTCTAAAATTATTGTTGTAAGAAGTCTGTACCCACTTTACACCTGTTGCTGAAAAAGGAACTATTGTTTCACAAAAAGAAGCTGCTGTTTGTGATTGATCTCCACCATTAGCATTTACATCAGCATCGTCAAATACTAATACTCTTACTACTATATTGTTTTCATCTAATTCTGCAAAATGTGCCATAATATTAACTTAATGTTAGTGTTCCTGATGTATTAAATGTTGCTACTTTACTACTTCCATCTGTGGCAACTGTATTACTTCCTGGAGAAACAGATACTCCTGCTGAATCAGGCACACGTACTATTACGATACCAGGACCACCTGATCTACCGCCGGAGTTCCAGTTTCCACCGCCTCCTCCGCCGCTGTTAGTAGATCCACTATTACCACCAGATCCCACGCTATTTGCTCCATTTCCTCCGCCACCGGATCCACCGCTGCCGCCATTTGACCAACCAGTTCCGCCACCGCCGCCAGATTTTGTAATAGAAGATCCTGTGATAGAACTTGAAGAACCACTTCCGCCTGGTCCACCATTATTGGGGTTAGAATTTGATCCATTACCACCAGCTCCGCCGCCACCTCCACCGGCTAATCTTCTTCCAGATCCACCGTTGTTTCCTTGAGGAGGACTTACAGGTGGACTGTTTCCTGATCCACCAGGAATAGTTGCGCCAGCTCCACTATCCATTCCGCCACCTCCGCCAGATCCACCGGATCTTCCTGAGTTACTTGCATTAGCGCCGCCGCCACCTCCACCACCTGTGGATGTAAATGAATTAAAAGTTGAATCACCTCCGTCGCTTCCATTGGATGCTGATGATCCACCTGTTCCGCTACCGCCACCACCAACAGTGATAGGGTAAGAACCTGCAGATAAAGAAAAAGCAGAAACTCCAGGAACGCCAAAAGAAGTTCTAAAACCTCCACCTCCTCCGCCGCCCATTCCTCCAGCTCCGCCGCCTCCAGCTACAATTAAGTAGTCTGTAGAAATAACTGCTGAAGCTGCTCTAAACTGACCTATTGAAATTTGTCCTGAACTTGGAATAGGACCGTTAGGTGCAGGTGTACCAGAACTAACTAAAGGTCCACCTAAATAATATTCTGATATTGCAATTGGATTAGTACCACCAAAAGTAGTTTGAATGTCTGATAATCCAACATTAGTAGAAGGGACTGCCATGGATTATTTCCCCTTTTGTGATAAACTATCTACCTTGTCTTGTAATTGTTTGACTGCTTCAATCAATAGACAAGTTAGTCTGTCATATTTAACTGCTTTTATACCGTCAGGTCTTTGAGCAACAGCTTCAGGTAAAACTTTTTCTACCTCTTGAGCTATAACTCCTACATCTTTTTTTCTAACAAAGTATCCATCTTCTCCACCTCTTTGATCGATGTATTCTTTTTTCCAATCAAATAAAACTCCATTTAATTTTTTTAAAGCATTTAATGGATTAGGTATGTTTGTAATATTTTCTTTAAGAGCTACATCAGAAGAGTAAAAAGCTGTTACATCATTAGTTGCTCTTATCTCACCAGTAGTTCCAGATGCTGCAGTTCCTACTCCAAAAGAGTCGAATTGAACATCACTAGTTGTTGTTAATCCTAAAGTCGTTCTTTGAGCTGCTGCGTCTGCATCATCTAACAATGCTTTACCAGCAGATGTTAAATCATAAACTCCAGCAGTGCCGGATCCTGTAAATTGTATTCCTTTATCCGCTGCTGATGTTAAACCAGCTATTGCTGCAAGGTTTGCATTATAAGCTTGAACGTCAGTGCCTACTGTTAATCCTGCTAAATCATTATTAACTTCAACAATATTAGTTCCATCTGAATAAAGAATAGCTTTATTTTTTTCTGTTCCACTAAAAGTGAATCCTGTTCCAGAAGAAGTTTTAACAGTTACGTTATGTGCACCTGTAGTTGCGTTTTCTATAATGTAAGTTTTTTCTATTCCATCTGGAACAACTACGTTTACCGCACCTGCAATTGTACCAGTTAATTTTAATACTTGATTTTTACCGTTTGATACGGCGCCATTAGAAAAAGTTAAAGTAACTCCTGATGTAATAGCAATTGCTTGATAACCACCTATTGCTTGTTCAAGAATTAATAAATTTGTGTTTGTAATTTGTCCCCAAGTTCCTGAATTTTCTCCAGTTGCTTGGACTGTAAGTTTTAAACTTGCAGATGTTGAATTTGCCATATTAAAGTCCTTATATCGTTTATTTTATAAAAATAAAGAGTTACTGTCAAACTCTTTATGCAACGACCTCCTGCCATCCTGGAGGATCTATTGGAGCAGAACCTGTATTAACTTCGTTCCAGATTAAAGCACTAGCATTATTTAGTGCTATAGTCAACGGAAAACCAGTTAGATCTACTGTAACATTACTAAATACAGTTTCATCGCCTAAAGCGGCTGTTAATGGAAATCCTGTAACATTAACTTGTTGATTTAAATCAACTGTTACGCTTCCTAAATTAGCGCTCATTGCTATACCTGTTGGGACAGGTAAAACACTTGCTGAAAATCCTAAAGTACCTAAAGCGCCAATCATGAAATTTCCAGTAATCATCGCATCAGGTGCAGGGTCAACATTACCTAGAGTTAATTGGGCTACATTTAAAGTGTTAGCGGTTACGTCTACATCAACAATAATTCCTCCAGATACAGAACCTAAATTTGCACTCATTCCAATACCTGTTGGTATTGCAGTTGCATTAACACCTTCTATGCCCCAAGAATTTATTCCCCATCCAAGTCTACCCCAACCTGCTAAATTAAATGCATCAACAGTACCAAGTCCCATAGACATTTGATTACCTGTCAACATTGCATCAGGGCCAGCATCTACTGTTCCTAAATTGTTTGTAAGTGGAATACCTGATGGAGTAACTAAAGCTAAACCAAAAGCTGATATATTTCCAAGATTAGATGAAAGAGGAAAACCTGTTGCAGTAACACTAACATCAATACCAACACTTTCATTTCCTAAAGAAGCAGTTAAAGCTTGACCAGTTACTGTAAAAGTAGGACCAACTTGATCTCCCCATTGATTATCTCCCCACGTGCTTACACTCCACGTCTTACCTGTAGCAACATCCATAAGTCCACCCATTCCTATTCCATGGACATAACATAAATAATAA